GCGGTTGCCGAAGTGCTCGACTAGGGGGCCGCCGTTGACGCCGCCGTGGTAGACGGCGTCGCCCCAGGCGAACACGGCGCCTTCGCCGTCGACGATCCAGTAGCCCTCCCCGGTCGGTGTCCAGGTCAACGCGACGAACGGGCCGGGGGCTACGTCGACCATCGACCCGAAGAACGGGGCGCCTTCGTAGGTGAAGACGCCGCCGTCGCGGGTCTGGAGGATGGCGTAGCCGCCCTGGGCGCGGGGCACGGTGATCCCTGCTGGCATGTCGGTCCTCCCGTTGACCTCGGCCGGTGCCGGCGCCTGCTCCACGGTGGTGTCGGGGTTGAAAGTCGGGATCATCCGGTCGAGGAGTACACCGCGCCGGACGGCGACGTGGACGTGGTTGTGGTGGATGCTCTGGGCGTACTTGCCGACCCGGCGGCCGTCCTTGATGTTGAAGGCGACCTGGGGGCCGGCGTAGATCAGTTCGGCGAGGTGCTTCTCGACGGGCAGGAAGGCGTGGAAGATGTCGGCCAGGGAGTCGCTGTCCCACGACGGGACGAGCCCGGCGAAGTCGACGGCGAGGCCGGCGCCGTGGAGCGACAGGTTCCCGGAGATGGTGATGGCGCCGGGCCTCAGCGTGGAGGTGATCTTCATGGCCACGCCGGTGGAGGTGCCGTAGGCGATGATCCCTTCGACCTCGGCGGAGCAGTGCGGATCGATCATCAGAACGACTCCGTGTATTCGGCCGAGAGCATCCAGGTCGTCTCCCGGGCCCCGCCGGGGGTGCCGGTGTGGCGGATCCCTTCGATGACGCAGACCTGCTCGAACGGGTCGCCGCCGCCGGGCGGGCGGTTCCGCACGGTGATGGCGTCGCCCAGCTCCCGGCCGAGCATCTGCGGATAGACGTCGTTCTCCTGGCCGACGATGGGCGGGCCGAGGGCGAGGGTGGTGACCCGACGGCGGGGCGTGGCGTATTCGGCGACGATGAACTCGGCGTAGTCGGCGGAGTAGGCGTCGGTGGTGTGGAGGAGGCCGTCGGCGGTGTAGTCGAAGCGGCCGAACTCGTCGACGCTGGCGGTGTCCTCGTCGGTCTGGGCCACGCCGTTGAGGCGGGAGATCGTGGCCCGGTTGCGGATCACGGTATCGCCGTCGTCGAAGGTGATGGCCCGGTAGCCGACCTCGCCGGTGTCGTCACCGAAGATGGCCGGGCCGGGGGTGCGGGCGAACACGGCGTCGCGGGCCACCAGTCGGACCTCTCCGGTGCGGGCCATGTACAGCAGGCCGAACTCGGTGTCGGCCACCTTCTGGAGATGTTCGAGGACCGTGGTGCCCAGCTCGGCCGACTGGAGGGTGGCGTCGCCGGCGTCGATCTCCCGCAGGGCGGCGGGCCAGGATTCCTCGTCGAGGACCCGGCCGGCCCGGACGCCGGGCAGGTCGTTCTGCCAGGGGGCGGAGCCGGCGGCGTAGTGGGCGGCGACCTGGGCGGCCGTCAGGGCGCCCTGGTAGACGGCGACCTCCTGCATGGTGCCCCGCCAGTTCCGCTGGCCCGGGTTCATGATGTCGTCGTTGTGGGCCACCAGCATCTGGTTGTGGAACGACACCGTGCCGGTCGTCGTGTCACCGGTCGTCTCCGTGCCGTTGACGTACATGCGCAGGACCCGGTCGGCGCCGTGGGTGACGACGACGTGATACCGCTCCCAGGGTGTCTTGCTACCGCTGCTGATCACGTCGAAGGTCGTCGAGACGCTGTTCGTCATTGCGAAGTAGAAGCTCCCGCCAGCCGTGTCGACGTAGGCGAGGACGAGGCCGGTGCCCATCCCCAGGCCGACCCGGCAGGAGACGAGGTAGTCGCCGGTGGCGTCAGGCGCTTCGACCTCGGGGCGGCACCACACCTCGATCGTCCAGGGATCGAAGTCGAGGATGGTCCCGAAGAGGCTGCCGGTTTCGAGGCCTTGGTTCGGGGTGCCCGGGTTCCCTTCGCTGTCGGCGGTGACCATGCCGGTGCCGGGGTCGTGGACGATGAGGCCCTGGCCGCCGAACTGGGCGCCGCCGACGACGTCGCCGTCGTAGGTGGCGCCGCCAGTGCCGGAATTGAGGGCTGTGGCCGTGTCGTCGATGACGGTCTGGGTGTCGTCGAGACGCCACCAGACCAGCGGCGCGTCGTTCTGAACGACGGCGGTGTAGACGGACCGGGCGAGGTCGGTGCGGGCGTGGATCTTGAACCCGTCGGTGGCCACGACGGTGGCGGTGGCGTCCTTGCCGCTGTCGGGATAGTCGAGCTGCCACCGGTCGACGAAACCGTCGAAGACGGGATAGGTGACCCCGGAGAACGTCTCGCGGATCCGTAGGCGGCGCATCGGCTTGAGGTTCCCGAACCAGGGGCCGGCGTCGTAGAGCGAGTCGTACTGGCGGGCCAGGTTCGACAGGATGATGGTGGCCCGGCCGGGCTGGAACGACTCCAGCTCCCGGTTGCGGCCACGGGTCGTGTCCCAGAAGCGGACGTCGCCGGTGATGTCGACCCAGGCGGGCAGCTCGAGGGCGTCGGTGGTGAAGGCGACCTCGACGGCGAGGGTCGGCCGGGTGTCGGCGGCGGGCGCTTCGACACGAGGCCCTGCGTACATGGCGGCGCCGAACTCGGCCAGGCCGTAGCTCACGCCGCGGCCTCGTAGGTGGCTGTGAGCGAGAGGATGTCGCCCGTCGCCCAAGTGAAAGGTGACGTACTGGTGACCGTTCCCGCGTCCGTCGACAGGCGGAGCAGGACCGTCGATTGGGGGCGTGCGATACCGACGTGTTGGGCGCTGGCTGAGGTATCGAAACAGAACGCCGAACCGAACGTGTAGATGCCGTTTTCGGCTGCGGCGAACGGGAGGCCTATCTCGGGCGTGATGATGGAGGTTGTTGACCCGAACGTCAGTCTGTAAAAGACGTGGACCGTGCGGCCGATCCGGGCGTACTTGGCTACCTGCGTGCCGTTCCCGATAGTGATGTTGTTGTTCGTCGGCGTGTAGCTCGTCCAGGCACCCAGCGTCAGGCCGTGCTCCCATGCCGAACCGCTGTAACCCTTGTAGGAGTCCGTGTCCGTCTCATAGACGAGCTGACCTTCGTACGGGTCGCTCGGCCGGGTGCTCGAGGTGACGATCCGGATGAAGTCCTCGATGGTGGGGGCGTGGACCCACAGGGTGCCGGCGGCGTGCTGGCGGGCCGATGTGCCGTAGGCGCCACGGGTGATCGTCGCCGAGGTGGCGCTGCCGGTGTGGGCGGTGACGATGACCGCTTCGGGGGCGCCGGCGGCGCGCAGCGGGTCGAGGATGATCACCGCGTGGGCGGAGGAGACGGCGGCCAGATCGGCGAGCCCGGCGCTGTTCAGTGTGGTGGCGTTGTTGGTAAGCGGGTTGTCGTCGACGGTTCCGTAGACGTTGTTGGTGCGGATCCGGGGTCCGGAGGGCATCAGGTCACTCCGAGGAGCCGGTTGTTGCGGAGCTGGTCGGCGATGACCCGGCCGAGGTCCCGTTCGGTGATGACGGAGCCCTGGACGACGATGGTGATCCCGCCGCCGGGCCGGGCGCCGCGGGGGACGATGGTCTCGCCGGCCTGGAGCATGGCCACGACGTTCTGGCCGCCGGGCCCGGGGACCATCCCCCCGGTGTGGAGCGTGGGGATCCGCAGCGAGAACCCGGGGACGTCGAACGGGCCGGGCAGATCGACACCGCCGAACGAGAAGCCTTTCCCGCCGACGGTGGCATTCCACCCGTCGCGGATCAGGTTCACTGCGCCGGTCACCGCGTCCTTGACGACGTTGAACACGGTCGACGCGGCGTCCTTGAGGAGGTTGATGGCGCCGGTGACGACCCCGAACTTCTTCTCCAGGAGGATGAGCCCGGCGATGATGGCGCCGCCGACAGCGATGGCGATGAACACCGGGTGGGTGGCGATGGCGGTGAGCGACGGGATGAGGCTGGTGGTGATGAACCCGCGCACAGCGGTGAAGGCCGGAAGGACGAAGTCGGTGAGACCACCGGCGAGGTCGGCGAAGCCCATGGCCAGGCCGACGACGTCGCCTTCTTTGAAGCCGGTCATGATGTCGCCGGTGCCGGAGATGGTGTCCCCCAGGCCCCGGAACTTCGACTCGGAACTGTCGACGCCTTCTCCGAGCCGGTCGAAGCCGCCCCGGGCGTCGTCCGATGCCTTATCGATGTCCTTGGCCATCCCCCGGGCGCCGGAACCGACATCGTCGAACGTCTTCTGCAGTTTCGAGTCGTCGCCGACGAAGGCGAAGCGGACCTCACTCGCCCCGGCCACCGGTGACCTCGAATCCTGATTCGACCATCAGGTCGGTGAGAGCCTTCTGCAGGGCGGTGATGATTGAGGAGCGGTTGGCGGCCAGGCTCGGGTACAGGTAGCGGCCGGACTTGAGGAACGGCCGGTTGACGGACCGGTCGCGGCCGACCCGGCCACCGAAGTCGAGCCACGGATAGTAGGGGGCTTTGCGGCCACCGGCGACGACGACCGCTTCCCGCTGGCCGCTGCGGGCCTTGAAGGTATTGCGGGCGGTACCTGTGCGGCGCGGGACGCGGGACTGGGCGCCGCGGATGACGGTCTGCGAGGCGTCGTTGAACACGACCCGCAGCTTCTTCTGGGTTCCATCAGCGGCGTTACGCAGGGCCTTCTGCAGATCGATGAGCCCTTCGACGCGGATCACGTCGCCGGCCACTAGCTGCTGCTCCTGACGGCCAGTTCGCCGCGCTGACCCTTGCGGCCGAAGTAGACCAGCCACCGGACGTACTCGTCGTTACTCATCTCCCGCCGGAGCCGGTCGACGGTCATGGCGAGCTGGGCGGCGACGAAGAACTCCTCTTCGAGGTCACGGTTCATGTCGAACTCCCGGTAGACCGCTTTTGGGGGCTCCCGTCCCGAGCTTCGACAGCGAGCTGATGGCGTCGAGGCAGGCTTCCGCTTCATCGAACGGGGACGAGGCGCGCCACTGGAGAACCTCTTCCTCGGTGAGGGCCGGGTCGATCAGGCCCAGGCTGAGGACTCTGGCCTCGAATGCGCGCTGGTCGTCTTTGAGGCCCTGGCAGGCGAACACCTCGTCGCGGGCCAGGGCCCGGACCCGGACGGTACCGACGCTGTCGAGGTGGACCTCCTGCTCTGTCAGCCGTGGCTTGAGGAACGTCTCCTTGTCCATCACTGGTTGCCATCGGTGACGTCGCCGTCGATCTCCAGGGCGGCGGTCCACCGGACGATCTCGGCGACGGGGCTCGACTCGACGTAGTTCTGGACGAGGACGTTGCCAGTGACCGTGGGGAGCCCAGAACCTGTTCCTTCCGGGCGCCACACGAAGGCCACGACAGTGCCGATCAACGGTTTGATCACATCGTGGGGACCGCTCGAAGTGGTGTCGTACACACCGCCGATGGCGATCGTCCCATCGGTCAGACCGCCCCGTTTGCGGTGCCCGCCGTTCCCGAAGGTGGTGACGTCGAGGCTGTCGGCCGACTCGGTGATCGTCACGGTGTCGATGAAGTCGGAGAGGTCGTCGCCGTCGAGCATGAAGACGGCGTCGGCGCCGAGGGTGGTGGTGGCCATTAGCTTCCGCTCCCGTAGACGTCCACCGTGAAGGTGGCGGCGAGATACTCGATGGCGTTGACAGTGATCGCCTCGAACGTGGCCGACGCGACCCGCACGCTTGACATGGCGGTATAGGCGCCGGCTTCGAGAACCGCTTTAACGCTGGCAGCGCCGGACCCGTCGCAGTAGGCGCCGAGGTGGTCGCGGGCGGTCCGTTCGGAGATCCGGCCGACGAGGACGTAGACCGGGACGGCGAGCTGGTCGACACCGCGGCCGTAGGTGAGGTCGAAGGTGTAGGCGTCGGGGTAGGCGACGACGGCGGCCGGGACCTGCACGGCGTCGGCCGGCCAGGAGTAGACCCGCAGGCCGTCGATGGTGTCGAGCTGGGCGGCGAGTTCGTCCATGACATCGGCGAGGTTCATGCGGCCGCCCAGATGCGGCGGTAGGGGCGCAGTGCAACTTCGACGTCGGGGTGGACCCGGTCGAGGAGGCGCAGCTCGGAGCCGATCTCCGGGGAGCCGGCCACGCCGAACGGGGCGTTGCGCACGGCGAAGAACCGCGACGCCTGGAACAGGGTGGCCTGCTTGATGGCGGTCGGGACGGCAGCCCAACCGAACTCGGCGGTGACCTGGACCCGGCCGGCGCCCTGCGGGAACCCGGTGCTGGCGCCGGTGGTGAGCAGGAGGTGGGTCCACGGCCAGCCGTCGAGCGCGACATTGAACGGCCAGAGTTCGAAGTCGTCGCCGATGGTCAGGGTGGTGTCGAAGACGCCGTCGCCGGTGGTGTCGAGCGCGACGGCGAGATTGTCGGTGGTGGGGATGTCGTCGACGGCGAGCGCCCGCCGTCCGTCGATCCGGTCGCGGCAGTCCCAGGTGTAACGGCGGGCGACGGCGGTGGTTTCCTGGCCGAACTGGCGGTTGGTGAGCTGGTCGACGTCACGCGAGGCGGTGGTGAGCGCGAAGTCGATCTCGTCGTCGTCGACGGTGTCGCCGATCCGGAGGTAGGCCTTCAGCTCGGCGGCCGTTGCGTAGTCCGGCTTCCACACCACCGAGGACGCCTAGGCGTTGCTCGGTACGGCGAGGACGATGCAGGACACGTGGTAGTCGTCGGTGGTGCCCTGCATGTCGGCCGACACTCGGATCCACGGCCGGCCCGACTTGACCTCCACGGCGGCCACCAGGGAGTCCTCGGTGACGGCGCCGACCAGGGCGCCGTCGATGATGGTCGTGGTGGCGGCGGCCGGGGTGCCGATCGACCCGGCGCTGTCCGGGGCGTCGTAGATCGCCCAGGTGACGGCGTCGGTGGTCTGGGCCGCGGCGGCCCGGCCGGCGCAGACGACGACGATCCGGTCGCCCGGGTCGTACGAGGCATGGTTCGACAGGTTGATGTCGTCGGGCGTGCCGAAGTCGAAGTTGGTCTCGGTGGCGTCGGTCAGGATCAGCGTGTCGAAACCCAGCACCTTGACGCCGGGGGCCCATCGGACGTTCGTACTCATCGTTGTGGTCTCCCTTTACGACGCGGTGTTGGCCATGAGGACGTAGGCGTTGCGGTTCTGCACGACGCCGTCGGCCCGTTCCCAGGCGACGTACTCGACCTGCCCGAAGTTGGCCCGGGTGTACGGGTTCACCACCAGGGTCAGATTGGCGACCCGGCGGATGACGTAGGCCTCCCGCCAGTCACCGAGGGCGATGAACTTCTCGTTGCCGGCGCCGGGGAAGTCCGGCATCTCCTGGTCGATGATGACCGGGTAGCCGAGCAGCATCTTCTCGGGGGCCTGGCCGATCCCGGCGGAGGCGTTGGCCTGGATGAGCGGCCGGTTGTCTCCGTCGACGATCTGGCGGATCTGCGCCCAGGTCGCCTTGCTCATGACCCAGCGGGCGTTCGCCTCGTAGGACGGATCGAGGAGCGTTTCGAGGTCGATCAGGTCGTCGTAGTCGACGACGTCGTGCACGTCGACGTCCTGGTTCTCGGTGATGGACGACCCGGCGAGACCCTGCGGCTGACCGGCGCCGGTGCCGGTGATCCAGTGGGCGGCTTGGGCTCGGGCGATGCGGGTGCCGAGCGCCCGGGAGATCATGCCCTGGATGTCGAACGCCGAGTCCTGCGCCAGTTCGACCGAGACCCGCAGCGGGTCGTTCCCGGTCCCGTTGGACGTGTACTTGTAGGCGCCGAGGGAGGCGGTCCCGAAGACGAGGTCGGCGCCGCCGCCGAACTGGTCCCCTTCCCCGGTGATCGCTCCGACATTGGCGGTGTCGTCGAGGGTGGGCCATTCCAGCGGCCCGCCGCTGGAGGTGCTGATGGTCTCGACCGCGTCGGAGATCCCGCCGTAGGCCACCATCCGCTCGACGATCCGGTCGCGCATCTCGGTGGGGACGAGGAACCCGCCCTCGGAGCCGACGCCTTCGCCCTGGGCGCGCAGCTCGGTGAGGTCCATGTTCTGCTGACCGGTCCGCAGGTAATGCTCGAAGGCCCGCATCAGGGTGCGGTCCTCACGCGCCGCGCCGGTGTGGACGTGAACGTCGGTCCGGACCGGCGCGAGATAGCCGGCGTGTCGTTCCTGGATCCCTTCGCGGCGGCGGGTGGCGGTGAGCTGCGCTTCGAGCTCTTCGTAGCGTTGGGCTTCGTCGTCGGTCAGGTCGCGACCGCCGTCGGCGGCGGCGGCGTCGATGATGGCCTGCAGCGCGGCGAGGATCTCTTCGACGGTCATCGGCTACCTCTCTCGGAGTTGCGCCCGGATCTTGAGGAGCCGGGACCGGTAACGGCTGAGTGGATGGGTGAAGCAGGCGTCGCGCAGGGCGACGGACGTGCCCTCGTAGGCCGGGAACGTGACGACGGAGATGTCGACCAGACGCTCGACGGAGGTGTGGGTACGGAGCTGGGCGCCGTCGGGGGCGGTCGACCACGTGTCATCGCCCGGGGTGAACCCGAACGACATGCCGTCGATGTCGCCGCGGCCGACGAGGGTGCGGAGATCGCGGGCGTAGGCGGTGTCCGGTAGGTCGATCTCGAAGAGGAGCGCGTCGTCGTCGGCGGCCAGGCGGAGCGTGCCGGCGGAGCGGCGGCCGAGGACCAGGCTCCGGTCGTGGTTGACCAGAGCCCGGGGATCGGACCGCTCGAGGGCGGCGTCGAACGCGCCGGGGGCGAGCTGCTCCCAATGGCCCGGGAGGCGCGCCGGGCGGCCGAACACGGCGGCCCGGCCGGCCAGCGTGTCGCCCTGCAGCTCCGCCCGCAGTTCAACGTGGTAGCGGTCCATCATCCGGCTCCGACGGCCGCCGGCTCGCCCGCCGCTGGCGATGGAACAGCGGCGGGGAGCGGCGGGAGGTTGCGGAGCCGGCGGGCCTCGTCGAGGGTGAGCAGACCGGCCTGTACTTGCTGGATGAGCAGGGTGATCTCTTCGGCGGGTGACGGCTGGAGCAGGCCGGCGTAGTCGAACTCGACGTACTGCGGCCGGGGCAGCAACGCCGACAGTCGCTGCTCAAGGCGGCTTGTCCATGGCGCGAACGTGAAGCGTTGCATGCCCCGGACCAGTTCGGCGATCCCTGATCCCCAGGTCGACGCGCCGTCCTGGGCCAAGAGGACCTTGGGGACGCCGTAGGCCCGGGCGATCTCCTCGACGGAGAACTGGCGGGCTTCGAGGAACTGCGCCTCGTCGGCTTTCATCGCCCACGGCGAGAACTTGAGGTTGCGGTTGACGAACGCCACGCCACCGGCGTTGTCCCAACCGGCCACCTTGGCGTCGAGGCCGACCTTGATCGTCTTCGCCTCGTCCTCGGTGACGTCGTCCTCGGTGGTGACGAGCCCGGCGACGAGCAGCCCGGACGAGAACATCTTCGCTGCTGCACGGTCGCCGGCCAGGCCGGTACCGATCGTCTGGCGCAGCATGGCGATGGCGTTGAGACCGACGAGCCCGTCAGTCGACAGGCCGGTGATGTGGGTCAGGTCGAGCGGGGTCAGGATCCGCTGCTCGCCGCCGTCGAGGGTGACCCGGAACACCTTGCCCAGGGCGGCGTCGCGTTCGACGCTGACACAGGCAGGGTGGATCGGCTGGAGCCCGGCCAGGGCGCCGGCACCGTTGAGGACGTGGAGCAGGTAGGCGTTGCCGTGGAGGAGCAGGTGCGTCATGACCAGTTCCAGCCACTCGAACGGGGTCAGCCCGACGACCCCGCCCGGGTCGTCGAGGAACGTGCGGATCGCGGCCCGGGCGCCGTCGTCGAGGCGGCGGTACGACCGGAACGGCAGAGCGGCGATCGTCCCGGCGATCAGCGACACGACCCGCCACAGGGCGGCCGACCCCAGAGCTGTCCGCTCGGTGACCTGGACACCGGCGTAGCTCTGCGTCCCGACCGCGAGGTAGGCGGCCAGCGCCGGATCGGAGACGGAGAGCTGGGCGTCCCGATGCTCAACCGAGTTCTTCGCCCGCTTTTTGCCCATCGGGGTGCTGGTCTAGCATCCCAGATGCTGGATTACAAGCTTGAGATTCTAGATCACGAAGACGGCAGGCCGAGCGGGAGAGTGTGCGAGGAAGGCGGCCCGGTCGTACGCCATGACGGCGGCCACGGCGGCGTCGATCTTGCGGCCGGAGTCCTTGTGCTCTTTCGAGATGTGCCCGTTCGGGCGGAGGGTCGTGTTCCCGACGTGGCGGGCCAGGCGAGGATCTCCGGAGTGGTGCATCGTCTTCGTGGTCACGGCCTCGTAGAACCGCTGGGCGGCTGGGACCATCCGGGCCGGTGTCTGGGGGAAGTCCACGACGGGCAGGCCCCGGCGCTCCCAATCCTCGATGTCGCGCTGCCAGAGCTTGCGGTCACAGACGAGTTCCCGGACATCCCACCGGCCGGCGGCCTCGAACACCTTGGCTTCGACCTGGTCGTGAGAGACCCGCCACAGTGCCGGTGCGGTGGGGTCCCGTTCCCACAGGCCGACGATCCAGACGTAGGGCTCCGGTTCGATCGTGGCGCCGATGAGGGCCGTGGAGTCGTTCGAGAACGACCCGTCGAAGCCGAGAACGATCGGGGCCCGGGCCGGCGGCTCGGGCCGCTTGTCAAGGCAGTCGTCCCACGCGCCGTAGGGCATCCAGGCGGCCTGGGTGGAGACCCACTGGCCGAGCCGTTTGGTTCGGAACTCGTTCTCCGGGGTCGTTTTGCAGGCGGCCTCCATGTCCTCGGCGGCGAGGAAGTCACCCAGGCCGGGATTGGCGGCTGTCCAGGCGGCCCGGTCCCACAGGTCGCAGGCCGGTGGTGCCTCCCAGATCCGGGCGAAGAAATGGGGATCGTCGACCTCGCCGGTGCGCTGACGGCCGGCGTAGTCGTAGAGCGACCAGGCGAGCGAGTCCCGGCCATCGGTGCCCCACCGGACACCGGGCGTCGTGATCCCGAGGACGAGCGGCGCCTCCCGGGCGCCGGAGCCGAGGTTCATCGTGTCCCAGAGCCGCCGGTCAGATCCGGCCACGTGGACCTCGTCGAAGACGACCAGGTGAGGGTTCACGCCCTCGGCGTGGCCGGCGTCGGCGGCGATGACCCGGTAGCGGGAGCCCGACGGGCGGTGGACGATCTCGAAGCGGTACGGGGTCAGGTGCTTCGACAGCCAGGAGTCGAGCCGAACCATCCGGGAGGCCTCGTCGAACACCAGGCGGGCCTGGTCGCGGCTGCCGGCCACGGAGTACACCTCGGCGCCGGCCTCGCCGTCGGCCAGCAGGTTGTACAGGGCCAGGACGGCGCCGAGCATTGACTTCCCGTTCTTGCGGGGCATCTGGATGTAGGCCCGTCGAGCCCGGGAGGCGGCGAGGTCCACGAGAAGCTGGCGCTGCCAGGGCCGGAGCGTAATCAGCTGGCCGGACTTCGAGCCGCGGGTGATCCGACAGCAGGACTCGGCGAAGCGAGTCAGGCGGTCGCCGTCAGTCGTCCGCACGGAGGAACTCGTCTCGGTCGTCGGGCTCGTCGGGCGGTGGGGTGAGCAGGTCGAGCTTGCGGATCGCCTCCAGGGCCCGGTCCCGGGCGCCGAGGGCCGGGTTCATGACCGGCTGACCCTTCGAGCCGGTGACCATCATGCCGTGCGCCTCGATCAGCCTGGTCAGCTCC